ACTCAACATCTGTAAGTTCATTAAGATTTTGTGGCATAATTTCTATGTTATATGAGAGACTTGTTTTGTAACTTGTAGGTTGCGAAGATTTGACCGAATAATTATTTCCGGAAGAAAAAGTAACTTTGTAAGTCATACGGATGCACTCTCTTCTACGATTGCTGTTCCTTTAATAACTTTTGTTTTCTTTCCCCCAATCGTTAAAACAACATCAAAATAATTTCTTCCTGCTTTCAGATTTGCAGTTTGTGTTGAAGTTAATGTAAGTTTAATTGTTCCTGTACCCGCAGTAATAGTCTTTGAAAACTCTTCTCCTGTTGTTGAATCTGGATACTTACGAATTGATGCGTATGTTGTCGTTAAACCAGCAAGAACCGTTGCAGACTGATCTGGATCAAATAAATTAAAAGTTGCCTCAAAATCAGTCCCCTTTTCAATAACTATATTTGTAACTTCAGCGACTGCCATTTGTCTTAGGTATTTTTAAGTATTTATTATCCTGGTTTCGTGGGCCAAATTACATTGTAAGGAAATGCATCTTGAGTTGTAATATCTCTAAGTTCTTGACGATATGCAGTCCAATCAGAATAGTTATCTAAAGTTACATCTTTATTCTGAGTCCAATCAGATTCACTGAGTAATTTATTTCTTTGAGTTCTTACTCTATCTGCAACTTCATTATCAATTCTTGTTTTATATTCTATCTCTTGTTCTTCTGCAGTTTTTCCCTCAGTATCAACAAAAATAGGACCTACAACATACTTAGTAAACCACTTTCCATTAATTTCTTCAATACCTTGTCGTACTGAAATCTCATAAGGTGGTGTTGTTTGTGCGTGTGGTCCCTCAAGAATTGGATCAACGCCAAATGATTCTAAGATTTCTGGTGTTAAAACTTTAGGGAATGATGTATTTGGATGAAGAGAACGAAGTTCACTATCAGTAATGATTTGTCCAGTTTCTCTGACTCTGAGTTCCATTGTTACTAATCTCTTATGTTTTATTTATTTTTATGCGATTGCTAAGAAAATATAAGAACCACCGTTGGCATTGATATCCGCTGGCGCAGTGCTGCTGATCTCAAAACCAGCAGAGTAAGGGTCGATGTAGTCAGTATTAGTAACTTCTGCTGCGGTAGAGTTAATCAACAGATAGGGGTCGTTACCGCTGATGATTCCGCGTGCAGTATCCCAAACGTACCAGTCACCTGTGCTGTCGGTGCGCTTAATCAGGACGAACCGTGCGCCTGCTGTGAAGCCGCAGTCAACGTTGAGCGTGGTGCCGGTGCCGGTGTACGTTCCTACTTTGCTGACGCCTGGGCAAGAGGCGAAGAGGTAAGCGATGTAAGTGTTTGCATCAACACTAAGTGAAAATGATGTACTAGTTAGAGTTGTAAGGACCGAGCCAGCACTAAAAGCATTACTGTTGAAAAATCCATAATTTGTCGAACCGTTTTGAATAACCCATTGTCCGCCTGAGCTGCGACTTTTATAAATAACCCATTCAGGTAAAACTCCTAAATTATGATTTACTGTCAGTGTTACCCCAGTGCCAGGGCCGTATGCCACCACGTCGAAGAAGCCGGGGGCGCGGCGGAAATAATACTGAATAAGGGATTTGCCTGACGAGTTAACAGAAACGCCTCCACTATTGTCGGCCCCTAAAGTTACTCCGGTATTAGTAAAAGATGTAAACCACTCGTTCGCGTACGCAGAAGAATTCTCAGCATTCGTTATCAACTGCTGCCAAGTTAACCAAGTCTGGGGTCCACGTAATTTATCGACGACTGGCATATATTCCCCGCTTGTTCGAGATGCGGAAGTTGCAAAATCAGGGGCAAAACCAGCGGTGACGGTTGCAGGCGCTCCTGTGCCCGTCCGGGCAATCGCATTAAATACCGTTGTAGCATCCGTAGGCGTCTTCATCGGCCCACGGCGAATGGCGATGTAGATGTAGGTGTCGGTTCCGCCAAGATATTGAGCGGAAAAACCTGTGGCGTTTATTTTTGAATAGTCAGTTGTTGTGTCCTCTGCTGCAGATGTATTGGGATTTAAAGTAAAAGTATTTCCTCCGCTGCTCCATCCGCGCATTGTGTCCCAAACAAGCCAATTACCCGTAGAATTAGTTTTCTTTAACATTATCCACTGCGGCTCCCATCCTAAATCAATAGTCGCTGCACCACTTGATGTCGTAAAACTTCCGCACTTAATCACGCTGTCGCTGCCGCTATCGCCAAACCCGCCGGCGTCGTGCGCGAACAGGTAGGCGACGTAGGTTTGACCGTTGCCGTTAGTATTGCTGCTATATGAACCATCAACACGAAAGTGCGTGCTTGTGAATGGCAGATTGGTAGAACTAAAGTCTCCGTATGCACCGCTAGCGTTTGTTAAATTCAAATACAGGTTGTCTCCAGTTCCGCCAGCGAGACTGCGATGCCACGTAGACCATCCCGAAGGATTGGACCCTCCTGTTGTCGATGCTGATGTACATTTAACAATTACAGCGCCGGGAACTGAGCCCAAGGAATGCGCGATCTGTCGGTTGGCCGTGCCATCACCCACATAAGTAACAACATCAAAGAACTTCTCGGCCTTGCGGAAGGTCCAAGAAGCGTAGCTTACGGAATTGGTATTGAGAGTTGAGTCGCCAAGCGAAAATCCGCTTCCATCAAAAGATGACAATGAACTTGCGTTTGTAAGTTCAGCATTTGTGGTGCTAGAAGATAAGAGCTTCCCTGCCCCGCGTGCAGTATCAAAAAGAAAATGGTTGCTAATATCCCTACTTTTCAGCCAAACCAACCCCCCCTCACCCGCTAGATCAATCCCATTCGTGATCGTCTGCGTACTGTCGTTGCCGGTGTAGAGCCAGGTGCTAAATACGTCCTCAACATATACCTTATCTGCTCCAGCAGCACCCATCATTAATGTACGAGTTCTATTATCCATATCAGTTAGTGTAATTGATTAATGAAGAACCTCTCCAACGACTTCCGCCATCATCAGTTAAAAACATAAAGAGATGAGTTTTACCAGTTGTAAGAGTGGGAGCAGTACCACCAGGCCATTCTAAATTATTAAACCAAGTGATTGTACCAGATGTATGAGTGACTTCTAACGAAAATGAATATGCTCTATTTGTAACTACGCCACTCACTGTATAAGTTTTATTTCCATTTACCGTATCTATAAAATAATTACCTAGAGAACAATTAATATCTGAGGCGGCAATTGCAACAATACTTTGAGTACTTGAACCAAATAAGTCCAATTTAGAAACTGGATTTGTGGTTCCAACACCAACAGAACCAATACCAGTGACTATAAATGTTGAAGTTGATGTTCCAACTTGAAATGGACCTGTTGATGAAGTAATCACTCCAACATTAAGGTTAGGTGTTCCTGAAAGTCCTGTTGCATTTCCTGTTACGTTGCCAACAAAAGAAGTTGCGGTTACAGTATCATTCGTTCCATTCAACGTAATACTTGAGGTTCCAACAGTCAGGATACCAGTAACTCTTGCGTTTCCATTGACAAGAAGTGCAGTGGTTCCTGTTCCGGTAATTACTACATCACCACCAGTATTCCATGAAGGTCCACCAGTTGAAAGTTTAAGTGGTGTGACTGAACCATCAGCAATCGTATTGAGTGATAATGCAGTTCCTAAAAGAGTTCCAAAGAATGTCAATCCACTAGCAGGAGCAGTGGTGAATACAATGTTTGATCCAGAAATATAAAAGTCATTGGTGGGATTTTGCATTACACCACCAACACTGATGACTAACTGATTTGTGGTGACTGGTGTAATTGATTGTCCACCAATAGTAAGTGCAAATGTTGTTGTTACACCATTAAAAGAACCGGAGATATCATCAAGTTCTTGAATATTACTTGCAGTTGAACTCTCAAAACTTGTCCATACACTTCCATTCCACTGATAAGAAAATCCTGATGCGGCATCATTATAAATCTGATTCAGAGAAGGATTGTCGGGAAAATTAAGTGCCACGTTATTACTCGATACTCTTAATAATAGTATTTATCAATTGATTATGGTTTGGTTGGCCATGTAATGTTATGGGGAAAACCATCTTGAGTTGTAATATCTCTAAGTGCCTGACGATAAGTTTTCCAATCTGTTGGTACGTCTTCGCCATCATCTTTTGCTTTAATTGAAACCCAGTCAGTTTCCTGAAGAAGTTTATTGCGAATTTGTCTTACTTCAATTATTTTACTCACAGTTCTTTCTTCAATTTCTTGCTCAGATGCTGGAGTTTCTGTCCAACTCTCAACCCAAATACCATCTTCATTTTGAACAGCAGTATTTTGATAGTTTGAAGTATGTTTATTTGATGGTTTTAATGTAGGTTGAACTATGTAAATTCCCTGTTCGTTTAGTTGTCCCTCTGTTGGATATTCTGGTAAAGAAATGAGGGGATTATCTAATCTCCATTTATTTAATGAAAGTGGAAATTCTACAACTTTTCCCGATGAAATGAGTGCGTACATGGTAGAAATCTTTTGATATTTTATTTAGAAATTAGGAGCAAAAAATAAACTTTGACGATGAACATAAAACTCAATATTTGTGTTTCCTCCTGCATCAACAAATCCAGTTCCAGTAAATGGAATTGCTCCTGCCGCAGTTATATTTTGCCATGTTACATTTTTTAATGTATATGAGTTTGAAGTTAAGGTTTTGGCTCCACCAACACCAGTGACACTGACACCTCCATATTCACCTAAAGATAGTGTCCCTGCAACGGTTAAATTATTATTTAATGATAGTGAAGAAGCACCCCAAAGTCTAGAAATTTCCAAATCATTAACACTAGTAGTTCCTCCTGTAGAGTTTTCTAGGATTAATTCTCCAGTTCCTCCAAGAAAACTGACATTAAATCCTGAAGTGTTAATAGTAAATGTTTTTGATGTGCTTGAAACTTTATATAAACTATTCGTTCCACTTAAAGAAATGCCGCTAGCAATAGAGGCATTTCCATTTATTTGGACACTTGATCCAGAAATTGACATTGATCCATTATTAGTGAGAGTAAAATTATTGCTCACAAGACTGTTATTCGTAAAACTTATGGAAGAACCAGAATTTGAAGTAACAATTATGTCATAATTATAAGAACCTGCGGTCACTGCAGAATTGCTGAAAATAATTGAAGATCCGGACCCCCCACTAGTTATAGTGACATCTCCATTAGAAGCATTAATTTGAGAATTGTTAAAATTTAAAACGTTGCTATCGGATTGTGTAGCAAGTGTAATATATCCACTCGAAGAAAGTTGATAACCATTCGAATTAAATTCAAATCCAGTGCCAGTTGGAAATATTGATGTAAATTGCTGTGTTGATAAAATGCTATTGAGATTAAATGTATAACTTGGTAAGTTTCCACTAAATTTAAAAGATCTGAGTCCTGATGTACAAATTATAGAATATGTTCCTGCTGTTCCACTTGATATTTCCATCGCAGTTGATGTCATTGAACGATTGATATCTGCAATGGTGGGATAAGTAGAGCTTGCAAGTAAAAGAAGTCCATCACTACTACTTCCATTAATCGTTATATTGCAATCACTAGTTACTATTATTGCTCTGACAATAATGTAAACACTTGCTTCTAAAGTAACTGTTCCGCTTCCACTATTAGCATCAAAAATAGCACGATCTGAAGATGTGTTAAAACTGGCATTTGCCGATCCTCCGCTAGAGTTGGACCAACTACCAGTTCCATCACCATTCCAAGTACCTGCCCCACCAACCCAATACTTATCAGCCATTTTTTACTCCTATCAAACTTGATTAGTTCCCATAGCATAATAATTCGTGCCATCAAACCAGAAATTAATAATCGCTTTTTTATTATTTGTTGCAGTCCAAGTGGTCCCTAACCAAATTAGTGTTCCTGGCCAGTTAAATGTCTGTGCGGTGCTTGAACCATCTGAGTCAACAAGTAATTGTAAATGGCAAGGACCGGGCGGAGCAGTAAATGTATATGTTATTGTTCCTGTGGGTTCATTTTGTTTTTGATTTTGAGCAACAGTCCAATCAACAGTGATTGACCCAGAAGTAGTGGCAATAGTGTTTTGGGAATTAAATGATGCTGTCTTTATACTTGTAATATTAGAGTTTGATACGTTTAAAGTATTATTAGTCGTTACTATTCCAACATTAAGGTTAGGAGTTCCCGAAAGTGAAAAAGCAGTTGCAGCAGCAGTAGCAGTTGATGCAGTTCCTGTTAATGACCCAACAAAACTTGATGCCGTAACAACACCAACATTAAGGTTAGGAGTTCCTAATAATCCATATGCAACAGATGCAGAAGTTACTGTTGAAGCACTTCCAGTAATACCAGTGGAACTGATTGTAATTCCTGCACCAATTTTAATCTCGTTTGATGATCCATCAAGAGTAATACTTGAGGTTCCGACAGTTAAAATACCAGTAACTCTTGCATCACCTTGAACCACTAGGTCTTCAGTAAATGTAGTTGCAGATCCAACAACTAAATTTACTGCTGAGGAAATTCCTACACCATTAATTAACTGTGCTTTTGTCTGTGACATTATTTCAGACTATATTTCTATTGCTTCTTCTATTTATTAGTACTATAGTTAAACTAAAAAAATATGATTATTCTTACAGGTTCATCTGGTTTCATAGGACAAAACTTTCTCAACCATTTACAAGAACCAGTCGCAGACAATCAGTTTGATTATAACTTTAAGACTGTCAAAGAGTATCTCCTTGGAGAACCCTGATACTATCTTCATCAAAGTGTTGAGTTGAGAATTCAAACAACTCAGTATCCTCAAGAGCAATCATTTGGTGACGAAGACCACGATAAACGTGGAAGTTGTCACCTTTTTTTAGAAAGATTACATTTGCAAGTTCAATGTTATCAT